GGATGCTTGGCCAACTTCAGTTGGTGCAATTAACGTTGCTTTTGATAGTAACGATGCTTTAGAGGAGTTTGATGTTGAGTTCCAGTATCAGTATCTTGATGCTAGTAGACCTGACATAAACGTTAAAGGTGGATCTGAAATACGAAACACTGAAGTAATAGATTACCTCTCTAATCAAGTAGGCTAAATAGTTACACGGTAAATAAAACTTAATTATGGCAACTTTATTTGGGTTCTCTATAAAAGACAAAGACCCCAAACTTAAAGCAAAAGGTGCTGCTTCCCCAGTACCTCCAGTAGATAATGACGCAACATCCACCATTACTCCTTTTGGTGGGTGGTTTGGTCATTATGTGGATCTTGATGACTCAAAAAAGAGAGACGAGATAAATTTAATACGTCGTTATAGACAGATGGCACTACAACCTGAGGTTGATAGTGCTATCGAAGATATTACAAATGAAGCAATTGTATCTGATAAAGATGATAGTCCCGTAGAAATTGAACTATCTAATTTACAGGCATCATCATCAATAAAGAAAAGTATTAGAGAAGAGTTTGATCATATAAAGAAACTGTTAGATGTAGATAAAGCTGCTCATCAAATATTCAGAAGATGGTTTATTGATGGTAGAATGTTCTACCACAAGGTAGTAGATTTAGAAGATCCAAGTAAAGGTATATTAGAGTTACGTTGGATTGATCCATTAAAAATAAAGAAACTTCGTATTGTAGAAAAACCACCTATCAATGCCGATCAGTTCATGAAATATGACTACGGTAAAACTACAGAATTTTACATTTATAATGAGAAAGGTGTAAACAATACTAATCAAGGTATTAAAATTTCAAATGATGCTATAGCATATATTACATCTGGTGTAAAAGATCAAGGTAAAAATATAGTATTGAGTTACTTACATAAAGCAATTAAGTATCTTAATCAATTAAGAATGCTTGAAGATAGTATTGTAATATACAGGTTATCACGTGCACCAGAAAGAAGAATATTTTACATTGATGTAGGTAATCTTCCAAAAATAAAAGCGGAACAATATCTTCGTGATGTTATGTCTCGCTATAGAAATAAATTAGTATACGACTCTAATACTGGTGAGATCCGTGATGATAAAAAGCATATGAGTATGCTTGAAGATTTCTGGTTACCACGTAGAGAAGGTGGTAGAGGTACAGAGATTACTACATTACCAGGCGGACAAAACTTAGGTGAATTAACAGACATTAAATATTTCCAAGCACAGTTATATAAAGCATTAAACGTACCACCATCAAGATTAGAGAGTGATAAATCATTTGATCTTGGTAAGTCAGAGGAAATTAACAGAGATGAAATTAAATTTACAAAATTTGTAGGTCGTCTCCGTAAGAAATTCTCTGATCTATTTCATGATCTATTAAAGACCCAGTTAATATTAAAAGGTGTTATCACACCTGATGATTGGGAAGAAATGAAGGAGCATATTCAGTATGATTATTTGTATGATAATCATTTCTCTGAATTAAAAGATTTAGAGATGCTCCAGAAAAAGATGGAAGTTTTAAATGAACTAGATCTTTATGTTGGAAAATACTTCTCACAAGATTATGTTATGCGTCAGTTACTACAGTTCACAGAGCAAGAAATAACTGAAATGCGTAAGCAGATAAATAGTGAGATAAAGCAAGGTCTAGTAATGGATCCAGTTGCTCAATTAGGTCAAGAACAAGAGACAGCAGATCTAGAACAAGAGATGCAAAGAGCTCAAATTGACAACATGAAGCGACCACCGTTACCACCTAGCAATAAAAACGCTAAATAAAACTGAGGTTTTAGTATGGAAACAACCAAAATCGTTGACATGATTATGAAGGATCATCTTGCAGATGCATCCGATGCGGTTAAAGATGTCATTATGAATAAAGCAGCAGAGATACTGACTCTTGAAAAAGAGAAAGTTGGTGCAAATATGTTCAGTCATTTGAATGAACCTGAGGAAGATGAAGTAGAAACTGATTCTCCAGAAACTGTTGCTAGTGATGAACAGTTACCCCCTTCACCAGAAGACAATGAAACTAATAACTGAACAAATAGAGGAAGTAAAATTTCTAACTGAGGATAATGATGGTAAGAAAAACCATTATATCCAAGGTGTATTTTTGCAAGGTGAAATTAAAAATAGAAATGGTAGAATATATCCTATTGACATTCTTGAAAGAGAAGTTGCTAGGTATACTGATCAAAACATTTCTAAGAATCGTGCTTTAGGTGAGTTGGGTCACCCAGAAGGTCCTACAGTTAACTTAGATAGAGCTTCACATAAAATTGAATCACTCGTAAGAGAAGGAAACAATTATATTGGTAAAGCAAAAATTTTAGATACACCAATGGGTCAGATTGCAAAATCTTTACTTGGAGAAGGTGTATCCTTAGGAGTTTCTTCTAGAGGAGTTGGTTCTCTAAGAGAAATGGGTGGTGCAAATTACGTTCGTGATGATTATCAATTAGCAACTGCTGCAGATATAGTTGCTGATCCTTCTGCCCCTGATGCTTTTGTTGAGGGTATTATGGAAGGAAAAGAGTGGGTTTGGGATAATGGATTGCTAAAAGAGCAAGAAGTTTCTCAAATTAAAAAGAAAATTGACTCTGCTACCCTATATAATTTGCAGGAACGCAAAGTTTCCGCATTTGAACAGTTCTTGAAAGGACTATAATTTATAAATAAATTCAGAATAAGTAAGATTATTTAACAAGGAGTATCAATATGTCAGCATCAGTTGACCAAAAATTTGAAACATTCGTCGAAGAGAATCTCTCCGAACGCCAAGTCACTGATGGTGCTGGCAAAGCAGATGGTATGGAAAAAGTTTCCGTCCCTGCACCGCAAGATGCTTCGATTGAAAATTTGGGAGGTCCTACCAACCAAAATTATAAACAGGATGACAACTCATCCAAGATTGCCAACAAAGGCACATCACAAATAAAAGGAAACGCTGTTAACAAAAACGCTGGTGCACCAGATGGGAAACCTGCAGGTATCACCAAAGCGGAAGAAACAGAAGTAGACGGAGAAATCGTTGAAGAAGAAATTAATGTCGATGACGATGTTAAAGCACTTCTAACAGGCGAAGAACTATCCGAAGAGTTTAAAGCAAAAACAAAAACTATCTTTGAAACTGCTGTAAAAGCAAAAATTGCTGAACAGAAGAAAAAGTTAGAGACAGTATTTGAAGAGGAACTAGTTAAACAAGTAGATGAGTTTAAAGAAGAACTCAGCGAAAAAGTAGACAAGTTCCTTTCTTATGTTGCCGAAGAGTGGAAGAAAGAGAATGAACTCGAAATCCACAATGGCATCAAACTAGAAATGTATGGTTCCTTCATGGATGGCATGAAGAAACTTTTTGAAGAAAATTATGTATCAATCCCTGAGGAAAAATATGATGTTCTCGATGAGATGACTAACAAACTAGATGAAATGGAAGAGAAGCTCAATGAGCAAATTGATAAGAACGTCTCACTAAGCGGAACAATTAATGCACGTACTCGTGAATCATTAATTGCCGAAGTATCTAAAGGTTTAGCTCAAACACAGGCAGAGAAGCTTGCTTCACTTGCTGAGTCAGTTGAGTTTGAATCTGAAGAGTCCTTTAAGGAGAAGCTTGCTACCCTTAAGGAAAATTATTTCCCTAAGGAAAAGGTTTCTGCTCCTAAGGAAGATGTAGCAACTGGCGAAGTAGCAACACCTGTTGAAGGTGCAATGGCAGCATATGTCAACGCTATCTCTCAGTGGCAGTAAATTATTAAAACCCTAATTTTAACGGAGAAAAACAAAAATGACATTAGGTATGTCAAAGGTTCTTCAAGAAAAATGGGCACCAGTTCTCGACCATAGTGATCTTGATCCAATCACAGATAACTATAAGAAAGCTGTTACCTCAATTCTCTTAGAGAACCAAGAAAAAGTAATTAGACAGGAACGTCAGATCTTATCTGAAGCAGTTCCTACAATTAACACAGACCCAGGCGGTACAGGAAATCCTGGTTTTAGTTCATCAGGTGACCAATCAGTTGCAGGTTTTGACCCAGTTCTAATCTCATTGATTAGACGTGCAATGCCTAACTTGGTTGCTTATGATCTTGCTGGTGTTCAACCAATGAGTGGTCCTACTGGACTAATCTTTGCAATGAGAGCACGTTACGACGGTCCTGGCACAGGTAATGCTGAGACATTCTTTAACGAAGTTAACCCAAATCAGTCAGGTACTGGTGGTGCTAACGACGTTTCTGGTGCAGGTCCTACACTAACAGGTGACAACCCTGCTGTTCTTAACGACGGATTTACAGGTTCTAACGAAGCAACAGTTCAAGGTTACTATGACAATGGTGCTCCAATGTCCACACAGGACTCTGAGGCATTAGATAGTGATGGTAATGCTCCTGACTTCAGAGAGATGGGATTCAGTATCGAGAAGATCTCGGTTACTGCTAAGTCCAGAGCTCTAAAGGCAGAGTACAGTATTGAATTAGCACAAGACCTTCGTGCTATCCATGGTCTTGATGCTGAGTCAGAATTGGCAAACATCCTCTCATCTGAAATCCTTGCTGAAATCAACAGAGAGATTGTTCGTACAATTTATAAGTCAGCAAAACGTGGTGCACAACATGACACCGCTACTGCAGGTACATTTGACTTAGACGTTGATAGTAATGGTCGTTGGTCTGTTGAGAAATTCAAGGGACTTATGTTCCAGATCGAGAGAGACGCAAACGCAATTGCAAGAGAAACTCGTCGTGGAAAGGGCAACATGATTATGTGCTCTGCTGACGTTGCTTCTGCTTTAGCAATGGCTGGTGCTCTTGATTACGCTCCTGCAATCGAAGGTAACAACCGTTTAGCGGTTGATGAGACAGGAAATACCTTTGCTGGTATTCTTAATGGTAGATACAGAGTTTACATTGATCCATATGCAACTATCACTCGTGGTGGTTCAGCTGCATCAGGTAACTCAGGTAATCAGTACTATGTTATCGGATACAAGGGTTCATCTCCTTATGATGCTGGTCTGTTCTATTGTCCTTATGTACCTCTACAGATGGTACGTAGCGTCGGACAAGACGACTTCCAGCCACGCATCGGGTTTAAGACACGTTATGGCGTAGTTCTTAATCCATTTGCTAAAGGATTTGATTCAACTCTTACAAACTCTGATCCACAAGCTGCTGCTAACCTAAGTACAAACGTTTACTACAGAAGAGTATCTGTTGCAAACTTAATGTAATTCAGATTACATATTTTAAAAAGAGACCTCAAGGGGTCTCTTTTTTTATGTCTAAATAATATGGGAGGACTCCGTTTTTATTGTGAGCAATAACTTTCTAGCACCAGTAGCATTTCAATTGGACATACCTTTCTTTAAGGAAGTATCGTTCCAATGCAATGCAGCAAATATACCTGGTATATCAATGGAAGGACCACAGCAAGCAACCATCTATAATGACTTTCAACTAGCAGGTGACAAGTTAAATTATGAGGACTTTTCTGTAACTTTCCTAATTGATGAGGACATGAGAAATTACTCTATTATCCATAATTGGATGACTGGTATAACTTATCCTCAAAAAGCAGGTCAGTGGAGAGAGTTTGCCAATACAATGTTGGATAAAAAACATCAAGGTGCAGACGTTGAAAGATTGGATCTTACTCTTAGAATACTAAACAGTAGTTTCAATACTCAAACTGTAGTTAAATTGTATGATGCATTTCCTGTAGGACTAACAAGTTTACCGTTTACAGTAGACACTAATGACATACAGTATTTAACTGCAGATGTTACCTTTAAGTATACCTATTTTAAATTACTAGACAAGAATGACAAAGAACTAACACTATGAATGTCAATGAAAAATTTATGAATGAGTGGCGTGAAGACGCTGCAATGGGTGATGATTTGTTTGATGAAGCACGCAAAATACCCATGCTACATTCCAAGTGGTTGGACAAATATCTAAGATATCAACTACTTAAAAAGGAAGCACAGTATGCATTCCATAAACTTTATAAAGAGAAGTATAGTTTTTATATGGGGAGAGAAGATCTATGCCCTGATGTAAAAATTATGAAGAATGAAGTTCCCATATATCTCAATGCAGATGAAGATTTAAATAAGGCACAGGGTCGGTTAGACCTATATGATATCTATGAGAAAACTCTCAAAGAGATACTAAATAACATAAACAATCGTTCATTTCAAATAAAGAATGCAATTGATTGGTTACGTTATTCTAGAGGTATAGATGAGTGATGTTCTTATTAAAAAGAAAAACGAAGTATACCTTCAACTAAAAGTACCTCCACATATAGGATATGAACTATCTGACCACTTCACATTTGATGTGCCAGAAGCAAAGTTCATGGATTCCTATAGGAAAAGATACTGGGATGGTAAGATAAGATTATTTTCGCCTGCAACTGGTCAGATATATGCAGGTCTAAGAGAGTATGTAGAAAGTTTTTGTGATGAGAGAGGTTATCGGTATGAATATATTGATAATAAACATTTTGGTATGCCTGATGCAGAGGATGAACTTATATCACCTCAAGGAATTAAAACCTATGTTAATAAATTTACTTCATTAAAAGTAAGAGGTTATCAATATCAAGCAATATACGAATCGTTACGGAAGAAAAGAAAATTAATTGTATCACCTACAGGATCAGGTAAATCCTTGATGATATATTCTATTGTCAGATTTTTATTTGAGTCAGGACAGAAAACATTAATTGTTGTACCTACTACATCTTTAGTAGAACAACTGTATAAAGATTTCTTTTCTTATGGATGGTGTGTAGAGGATCATGTACACAAGATATATGCAGGTCATGAGAAAGTATCAGATAAACCAATTACTATAACTACATGGCAATCAGTATATAAACAAACTAAAAAATGGTTTGAACCATTTACTGCTGTTATAGGAGATGAAGCACATCTTTTTAAAGCAAAGTCACTGACAGATTTACTTACTAAATTACATCATGCTAAGTATCGTATAGGATTTACTGGTACATTAGATGGTAGTAAAACAAATAAGTTAGTACTAGAAGGACTATTCGGACCGCATGATAAAGTAACTAATACTAATGAGTTAATTAAACAAGGACATCTATCTAGATTAAAGATAAAAATTATTACATTAAAACATCCACATACTAAATTTCAAACTTATCAAGATGAAATAGAATGGATAGTAACTCACGAAAGAAGGAATAATTTTATTAAAAACCTTACACTAGACCTTAAAGGAAATACACTAGTGCTATTCAACTACGTAGAAAAACACGGAGAACCACTTTACAATTTGATAAATAGTTCTGCATCAGATGGACGTAAGGTATTCTTTGTCCATGGAGGTGTAGCGACTCAAGACCGTGAAGAAGTAAGGAGCATTACTGAAAATGAAACAAATGCAATTATCGTTGCTTCGTATGGGACTTTTAGTACTGGTATTAATATTAAAAGATTACATAACATCATCTTTGCGTCGCCCTCAAAGTCCAGAGTACGAAATCTTCAGTCAATAGGTAGAGTACTAAGGAAAGGTGATAATAAAAATGAAGCAGTGCTCTATGACATTGCTGATGATACTACAAAGGATGGGAAAAACCCTAACTATACATTACACCACTTATTTGAAAGGGTAAAAATATACAATCAAGAAAATTTCGACTATGAACTTATTAAGGTAAAACTCAAACAGTAAACATGGATTCATTTTACGCTAGTATCAAATTCAAATCAAATGAAGAGATTCTATGCTTTGTAAAAGAAGCATATCCTGAGGAAGATTACTTAGTAATAGAGAATCCTATTTGTATAGAAGAGGTTGAAGTACCTGGTTTTATGCAAGGAGTAAAGGTTAAACCTTGGATGAAAGTATCTCATGAAAATATATTTACTATATTTGGGGAAGACATTTTAATTATAAAAGAGTTAAGTCCTTTTGTTGCTCAGTTCTATGAAACTACATTAAATAAATTACAAGAGGCAGAGAAGTATCAAAAAATAAAAGCACAAACAAAAAGACCTCCTGTTGTTAAAGGGAGAACAAGAGGTCGTATTCCATTGAATGAACAAACTGGATTAATTGGATCGGTAGATATAGCGAGAGAGTATCTTGAGACAGTTTTTCGTATAGAGTTTAAGAAAGAAGATCCAGATAAAGCTTAGTATTATCCCTTAACCGTTGACACAGTTATTATACACACATTACAACCACTTGTCAAGTCCCCTAAAATATGTTATGATAGACACACTGGGATAGACACATTTAATGCCTAAAAGTAAAGAACATTACGTTAATAATAAAGAGTTCTTAGCAGCAATTATTCAGTACAAAGAGAACGTAGAGATTGCTAAACTAAAAGGACTCAAGAAACCTCCTGTGGGTGAATACATAGGTGGATGTTTTTTAAAGATAGCACAACATTTATCATATAAACCTAATTTTGTCAACTACATGTTTAAAGATGACATGATAGGTGATGGTATAGAAAACTGTATTACATACATTGATAACTTTGATCCTGATAAATCTAGAAACCCTTTTGCATACTTCACACAGATAATTTATTATGCTTTCTTACGTAGAATACAAAAAGAAAAGAAACAGGTAGATATAAAAACTAAAATTATAGAGAAGTCAGGACATAATCAATTATTTTCTGCTGATGCTTATGGAAATAAGGCAGAGTATGAAGGTATCAAAACATCACTTGAGCAAAGATATCGTCAATGATAGGAATTATAACTGATCAACACTTTGGATTACGTAAAGGTAGTCAAGTGTTCCATGACTATATGGAAAAATTTTATAATGATATATTTTTTCCTACTTTAAAAGAAAACAAAATTAAAACACTGTTAGATTTAGGAGATACCTTTGATAACAGAAAGAATATAGATTTTTGGTCACTTAACTGGGCAAAAGAAAAATACTTTGATGTTCTTGCTGACATGGGTATTAAAATATATTCTTTAGTTGGTAACCATACTGCCTATTATAAAAACACATTAAACATTAACACAGTTGATTTACTCATGAGTCACTATGATAATGTTGAATGTATAGAAAAAGCAACTACTCTTAATATAGAAGGTTTAGATATATGTTTTCTCCCTTGGATATGTATTGATAATGAGTTGGAAAGTTTTGAAGAGATAGACAATACTAAAGCACAGATATGTATGGGTCATTTAGAATTTAAAGGATTCGAGGCACATAAAGGTTTTGTTATGGATCATGGTTTAGGTATTGAAAGATTTGATAAGTTTAAAAAAGTTTACTCTGGTCATTTTCATACTAGATCATCTAATGGTAATATAACTTATCTTGGTAATCCATATCAAACATACTGGAATGATTACTCTGAAAAAAGAGGGTTTCATTTATACAATACAAAAACTAGGAGAATTAAATTTATAGAAAATCCTTACTATATGTTTGAGAAAATATTCTATAATGATTCTACTACAAATTATGCAACTATAAATGTTGAAAAGTATAAAGACAAATTTATTAAACTAATAGTTGAGAAGAAAGATAACTACTATGAATTTGACAATTTGATAGATCGACTCTATAATATAGGAATACATGATTTAAAAATTATTGATAATACAGTTCAATTTGTTCCAGAAACTGGAGACATTGAAATAGAGGGTACTCTAACATACTTAGAAAAGTATATTGATCACCTTGATTACTCTAACAAAGACAATTTAAAATCAATTGTCAATTCTATATACGCAGAATCAATTCAATTAGAATAATGTTTATTTTGACAGTTGCAGGTAAAGAAGATGAAGGAGCATATGCACCCAACGTTGGGAAAAATAATGTTCTATATCTTTTTGAGGATGAAGAAGATGCTATTAGACATGCTAATCTATTAATGGCAGAAGATTATCCTGAGATGAGAATCATAGAAGTAGAAGATGAACTTGCTATGCAGATATGTGAAGAGCATGGATATACTTATTGTGTAGTTACTCCTGATGACATTATCATTCCACCTAAAGCATGATTGAATTTAAATCTATAAAATGGAAAAATTTCCTGAGTACAGGAAATAACTTTACTGAAGTAAATCTTAATGGTCATAACAGAACATTGATCGTAGGAGAGAACGGTGCAGGTAAATCTACTATTTTAGATGCACTATGCTTTTCCTTGTTTAGTAAACCATTTCGTAAAATTAATAAAAGTCAATTAGTGAATACTACTAATTGTGGTGACTGTAAAGTAGAATTAGAATTTATAATTGGAAAGGTAACATGGAAAATAATTAGAGGTATAAAACCAAATGTATTTGAGATTTATAAAAACAATGGTCTGTTAGATCAGGAATCTGCAACTAATGATCAACAAAAATGGTTAGAACAAAACGTTCTAAAAATGAATTATAAATCTTTTACACAAATAGTTGTGTTAGGATCAAGTACGTTTGTGCCATTTATGCAGTTATCTGCACCAGGCAGAAGAGATGTTATAGAAGACATACTTGATATAAGAATATTCTCTACTATGAATTTGATATTAAAAGAGAGGATTAAAGTTAATAAAGAAGAGGTAATGGATGTAGAAAATGCAATGTCTTTATTGAAAGATAAAGTACGAGTACAAAAAACATTGATAGAAGATTTAAAAAAACAAAGTCAAAGTAATGTATCACACTGGAATGAATCCATACAAACATTAAAGGAAGATATAGAAAGGTCTGAAGAATCTTTAGAACTTGATATGAGAGAAGTTGATAGTTTAACATATGAATTACAAGAATCTGAAGATCCAACTGATAGAATACAAAAGTTAAGGGATTTTAAAGTTACCTTTAATAGTAAAATGAAAGATTTAAAGAAAGAAATTAAATTCTTTAATAACAATACAAGTTGTCCTACATGTCATCAAATTATAAAAGAAACTTTACGTGATGAGATGGTAACTACTGATGAGAGTAAACTCTCTAAACTAAATGAAGCATTAGATCAAATTAATAGTGAACATACAAATTTAAATAAAAAATTATCAGAGAGAAATAGTATACACACATTAATTAAAGAATCTCAAATAAAGATAAAACAATCTTTTAGTGATATAAACTGGAAGAACAAGAAAATTAAAGAGATAGAGAAAGAAATTGAATCTATAAAAACTAATGATGATTCAGTTGATAAAGAGAAGAGTAAGTTATTAAAGATAATAGAACAAGGTAGAGAAAAAGAATCTTTAAAAAAAGAAGTACTTATTAAACAAGAAGATTTAAAAATGGTGTCAGAATTTCTAAAGGATGGAGGTGTTAAGTCATCTATCATTAGAAAGTATCTACCTGTAATGAATGATCTTATTAATAAATACCTCCAGAAGTTAGAGTTTTATGTCAACTTTAATCTTGATGAGATGTTTAATGAAACAATCAAATCTAGATTTAGAGATGATTTCTCTTATGCTTCTTTCTCAGAAGGAGAGAAGATGAGAATTGATCTAGCACTTCTTTTCACGTGGAGAGAGATTGCTAAATTAAAAAATTCAGTTAATACAAATATCCTTATTCTTGACGAAATTTTTGATAGTTCTTTAGATAGTAATGGTACACAGGACTTTATGAGAATACTATACAATATTACTGATGGTAATAATGTGTTTGTTATCTCACATAAAGGTGAACAGATAGTAGATAAGTTTGATAATGTGATAGAATTCAAGAAATACAAGAACTTTTCTAAACCTAAACAGTACGATGGCACAACTTCCGAACTGGCAACATCACTCTAAAAAAGAACAGAAACGTACCTTGAAACCTCAAGCATTACGTGCTGCTAAAAAGAGACGTAGACAGTTGATAAACCGTCTACTTAACCCTCCCAAACGGAGGGTTTCTTATTATAATAGAAATATATTAATGGAACACTCATGAAAAACTTAGAGGTCAAAGACAATCTTGCTAAACTTCTTGCTACTGAGAATCTCATAGTAGAACATAAGCAAGTACAAACAGCATGTTTCAATGTAGAAACAAGAGTATTGACTCTTCCTATGTGGGATGTATCAGAAAATGTATATGATATGCTTGTAGGACATGAAGTAGGACATGCATTATATACTCCAGTAGAAGAATGGAAGAAAGATAAGTATAAAGATATTCCTCCTTCATTTGTAAATGTAATAGAGGATGCACGTATTGAAAAGTTAATGAAAAGAAGATATGGTGGTTTATCAAAAAGTTTCTACAAAGGATATAAAGAATTACATGTAAAAGATTTCTTTGAAATAGATGGTAAAGATTTTGATGAGTTTGCTTTTATTGATCGTATCAATTTATATTTTAAATTAGGTTCATTTGAAATTATTCCTTTTACTGAAGATGAACAAACTGTAGTTAATGTTTGTAAAGGTCTAGAAACTTTTGAAGAAGTTTTAGAATTATGTCTTCTTATATACAACAACCTTAAAGAGACACAAGAATTAAATATGAACTTAAAGGAGATATCAGTTCATCCAAATAAAGAAAATAAAAATAGTGATAGTGAAGATTCTGAACCAGTATATGTTGAGAACGTATCAAAAGATGAAGACCATGATTTGAAAGAAGAAAATAATCAAGGTCAATCTGTTGATGGTGATGGTGATGACACTCAGGCAAAACAAGAATCATCTGAAGATACTGATAGTAATGAAGAACCACAAACTCATTCTAATGAAGGTGGCAGATATTCAAATGATATACCTGATGAGTTTACATCACAAACACAAGAATCTTTTGACACAAATCAACAGCAATTAATTAATGAAGAAGCAAGAGAAACAGTATATCTAGATTTTCCAGAGTTAAATATGGATGATATTTTAGTTGATTCAAAACGTCTTAGTAATTACATACAAAAATGGTGGAGAGAAGTGAGTGACGATAAAGTTAGATATAACTATTCAACTGATGATACATTTACATATCGTAATCTTGATGGACAATTTAAAGAAAAGTATCTAAAATATAAAAAGGAATCTAGCAAGGGAGTCAATTATCTTGTTAAGGAATTTGAATGTAGAAAATCTGCAGATGCTTACGCTCGTTCTGCTACTTCTAGGACTGGAGTACTGGACACAAAGAAACTCCATACGTACAAATTCAACGAGGATCTTTTCAAAAAGGTAACTATTTTACCAGAGGGTAAGAATCATGGACTAATCTTTATATTAGATTGGTCTGGATCTATGCACCATGTTATAAATGATACAGTAAAACAATTACTAAATCTAGTATGGTTCTGTAAGAAAGTTAATATACCTTTTGAAGTTTATGGATTTACAAATGACTCTGCACCTGAGTGGCAAAACAGATCTGAAGATTCTAGAATAGGAATAAAAGAGATACAAAAAATGGTAGAGAATACCATATACTGTCATCCTTCTTTCCGTCTTCTAAACTTCTTATCATCTAGTAGAAGTAATAAAGAGTTAGAAATAGATTGTGAAGCAATATTTAAATTATCACATTCAATACAGTATGGTTATTCTGAATATGTTCCATATGGATTAAACTTATCAGGTACTCCTTTAAATGAGTGTATAATTGCTTTACGTACTTTAATACCTGACTTCTTTAAAAAACATCAAGTTACTAAATTAAATACAGTATTACTAACTGATGGTGAGTCATGTTCTATCGGACGTGTTAATAAGGTAGATTCATATTATAGTGATGAGAAGGTATGGGGTAGAGTTAGTTTACATAATCGTTGTCAAATACGTGATAGAAAGATTGGTAGAGTATATAATGCTTGTAATGAGTGGAACTGGAAGAGCAGTATAACACAAACATTGTTACAAAATTTGCAAGATAATTTTCCTAATGTTAATATAATAGGTATTCGTCTATTACAATCTGGTGAGGTAAGTAGATTCCATTACCAGTATAAAGAAGATGAAATGTATACAGAGAAAGATAAAAAGTCATGGAGTAAGACAAGATCAGCAATCCTAAAACCAACAGGTTATACTATTCTTTATGGTCTTGCCTCAAACAATTTAAATGCTAGTGAATCTTTTGAAGTGAAAGAAAATGCTACTAAAGCACAAATACGTTCTGCATTCAAAAAGAATTTAAAGAACAAAAACACTAATAAAAAAGTGTTATCATCATTTATCGACATGGTAGCATAACCAGTTGATAAACTGTCACACAAGTGGTAGAAAATACCACATTTATCTTTTATAATGAATTCATAATTAAGAAAAAACAATGCCATTCCAACCAACTTTTTCCAACTCTGATTTGATCTCTTATTTCAAAAGTAACTTTGGTAATGAGATAGGTAGTAAAGCAATTCAAGAGGCAGCAACTCATTTCAAAGTTCAAGTTCAAAGCATCTCAAAGAGAATTAAGAAGATTCCTGAGTTTAAAAAATTAACTAGAGGAAACTGGACTCTAACTGTTACTCAAGCAAAAGCACAACTTGAAAAACAAATAGTTAAAGAAGCAAGAGATTTGATACCTCCAGTATCAGATTCTTATGTGCCATTCGGTAACTTTAAAGATGTTAAAAAGATTATACAATCTGGTATATTCTATCCAACATTCATTACTGGATTGTCAGGTAACGGTAAGACCTTTTCAGTAGAGCAAGCATGTGCTACACTTAAGAGAGAACTTATCAGAGTAAACATTACAATTGAAACAGATGAAGATGATCTTATTGGCGGTTTCCGTCTTGTTAACGGTGCCACTGTATGGCACAACGGACCCGTTATCGAAGCACTCGAACGTGGTGCAATCTTGCTCCTTGACGAAATCGACCTTGCCTCTAACAAAATCCTCTGCCTTCAGAGCGTCCTTGAGGGAAATGGAGTTTTCCTTAAAAAGATTGGCAGATTCGTTAGACCAAAATCAGGATTCAACGTCATTGCAACCGCAAATACTAAAGGTAAAGGTTCAGACGACGGACGCTTTATTGGAACTAACGTGCTCAATGAAGCATTCCTTGAAAGATTCCCAGTCACCTTCGAGCAAGATTATCCTTCACCAACAGTCGAAACAAAAATCCTCAGACAATCAGGATTAGAAGACGACAACTTTGCAAAACGACTTGTAGATTGGGCAGACATCATTCGTAAAACATTTAACGATGGTGGTATTGATGAGTTAATTAGTACACGTCGTTTGGTTCACATAGTCAATGCATATAAGATCTTTGGTAGCAAAGAGAAAGCAATTGAAGTATGTGTTAATCGTTTTGATGATGAAACAAAACAATCATTCATGGAACTCTATGATAAAGTTGATGCTGATGTTAACTTTGATGAGGATGAAGGTTGCACAAACCAAGAAATTTTAGATCACTTAAATCAATCATGACAATCTGGAAAAACTACATTAATGCCCTTGAAGAAACATTCCCTGACCTAAAGGTTAGGGAGAACTGGGCAAGATGGACTGGTAAGGATGCTACTTTAATTGCTAACATTCGTACCAGTAAACATTTTATAAAGGCAAGAGAAGCACATATAACAGATCCTAAATCAGACATTTACAATACAATACTCTATCCTAAAACAGGGGAAGACCTTCCTTGTTTTGGTATGGATTTAATGAAATTTACTGAGAAGAAAGTTATCTTAGTATTTGATTTTCAACATCCAAGAGAGAAGTATTTATTTACTGTTGATGGATTACCAAAGGATGATGGTAAGTACAGGTTCTTTGAGATGGGCAACCATTTTTCTGCCAATATATTTGTACGATATTGTTTACCTGAGGAAGTGGATGAACATCTTCCAATGTTTAAACAATACTTGACAGAATATAAAAAGATGGTAGAATTAAAAGATCCAAAAGGAGAAGACACTACGGTGTATGCTGACTTTGATAAGTATATGACTGAACTTGATCCTGTTAGAGGTTATCTAAATGGTAAGTTTGGAAAGGAAAAGTCAGATTCTTTTGTAAGTAATTTCTTATTCACCTATGGTTAATGCATGGAGTTTAGCGTATGACATTCTTAATGGAACATTTGATGAGGAATACCCTATGAGTATACATCAGTTTAAATATCATGAGGAAGATATCCTTAAAGACATAGAAGAGTATGTACTCTCTACTTACAATGGACATTACACAGGAACACAACATGAGTTTCGTAATGTTCAAACAATAGACCTTATGGCATCAAGAGATCTTGCACCTCATTTTTGCCAAGCAAACATTTTAAAGTATGCTAGTAGATATGGAAATAAAGATGGTAAGAACAAGAAGGACTTGCTAAAAGTTATTCATTATGCTATGCTACTATTACACTTTGACGACCACTATGGCAAACCTGCTATGACTAGTGGTAATATTGATCACACTATGCCTTAATTATGCAACTATCTGACGAAACAAAAGAAATTCTCAAAAACTTTCAATCAGTTAACAACTCAATTTATTTTAAAGGTGGTAGTACTATCAGTACTATCTCTGTGACTAATAACATCTTTGCTAAAGCAGAGATCAATGAAGATTTTCCTATTCCATTTGCCATATATGATCTAGGACAATTTTTAGGAGGAGTATCTTTATTCAATAATCCTACTATTAATTTTGATAATGCATCATATATGACTATCAAGAATGGTAGATCTAAAGTAAAGTATTTCTTTGCTGATCCTGATGTTATTGCTAAACCACCAGAAAAAGATATACAGTTACCAGATCATCAATTTAAGTTTCAATTTACTAATGAAACATTATCACATTTGATGAAAGGTGCACGTGTATATCAATTACCAGATTTATGTTTAGAATCAGAAGGTGGTGAAGTTTGTTTAGTTGTTAAAGATAAAGAGAACGATACTTCTAATGCAGTATCTTATGAAGTTGGAGAATCTGAGGTTCCATTTAAATTTAACTTTAAGATAGAAAATATTAAAATAATACCAGGTACATATGATGTTGAAATTAGTGAGAGAGTTGCTCGTTTCTGTAATAGTTCACTAAAGTTAGAATATTACATAGCACTAGAACCTGATTCTACATTTGGATAATTATGTGGTATATAATTTTTTGGACAGTGATTACTATTTTTATACTAAGAAGTTTGGGAGTGTTTAAAAAATGAAACTTACCCAAGATATGATTGATAAAATTCAAGAGTTGATGAACCATACTAAAAAGGATGGTACAATGAATTGGATTGATGGTGAAGAGATTGAAATTAATTTAGCAGGTACATTTGCTGCTGATAAATTTATTGTCATAAACAATAGATCTAAAAAACCATGGGTTCCTGCACAACCACATCCTAGGTATGATTATGAAAAGGGAGAGTTTATTAAGTGAAGAAGATATGGAGGGTATGGGCAAAAGCATTAGGTGACAAATCTGGTAGATCTGATAGAGAAGCAGATTATGTTGCAATGATAAGAACCCTTATCTTCCTTCAACTAGTAATTACTAACTGTTTTATTGTTGGTGGCAATATTCGTCATTGGAACGATCATCACACACCACCCACTTATATTATTAACAATGACTGACTTTGTATGGGTCGAAAAATATCGACCAAAGAAAATTGAAGATTGTATTTTACCTGATACTATTAAGAATCAATTTAAATCGTTTCTAGAAACAGGTCAAATATCTAATATGCTTTTACATGGTACAGCAGGTGTTGGTAAAACAACTGTTGCTAGAGCACTATGTGAAGAATTAAAAGTTGATTATATTATTATCAATGGTTCTGATGAAGGACGTTATCTTGACACAGTTAGAAATAAGGTTGCTAACTTTGCTTCTACTGTATCTCTGTCTTCTGATTCACAACATAAAGTTGTCATAGTAGATGAAGCAGATAATACTGGTAATGATGTACAACTTGCATTAAGAGCAAACATAGAAAAATTTCATGGTAATTGTAGATTCATATTTACATGTAACTATAAGAATAAAATCTTAGAACCATTACATTCTAGATGCACTGTAATAGATTTTACAATACCTTCTGCTGATAAAAAGATGGTAGCATCAAAATTCTTTGAACGTTTAAAATACATTTTAAATAAAGAAAATATTGATTTTGATGAGAAAGTATTACCACAGTTGATACTTAAGTTCTTTCCTGATTGGAGAAGAACATTAAATGAGTGTCAACGTTATGCCATAGGTGGCACTATAGACAGTGGTATATTATCAAGTTTAAGTGAAATTAAATTTAATCAATTAACTGAATCACTTAAGAGACAAGAATTTACTACGGTGAAGAAATGGGTTGCTTCTAATTTAGATAATGAACCATCTCATATCTTTAGATCAATCTATGATAGTTTATATACTTACCTAGTACCTGCAACTATTCCACAAGCAGTATTGATTATTGCTAAGTATCAATATCAATCAGCATTTGCTGCTGACCAAGAGATAAATCTACTAGCAGCATTGACTGAAATAATGGTGGAGTGTGAATTCAAATGAAAATTAGCAGAGAAGAATTAATGCATAAACGTTTACAAGCATGGTTACGTGAAAACCAATGTGATGAATTTGAATATCTAGGAGTAAGACCTGATGCTATGGGAATGCCAAAACACTGGTATCGTATTGCAGACCATGAAGTTACTGCAGATCAAGTAGAAGATTTGGAGTTGATGGATGATTGATATCTCACGTGTAAACCTTGAAGAGTTCTTTGGTTGTGTTAATGCAACTAATACTAAAGAAATGAAATCAAACACTTTCAAGACCTTTAGAACATATTTACAAGAGAAATCGTTTGCTAAATGGAGTGATGGGCAAGTAAAATATGTTGGAGATCATATGGATGGAGTTGATTTTCTTGGAGAAGATCAAACACATTATGAAATGAAAGGAACACTTAAAATGTTTAACAAGAATGGTTCAACTAAAACCATTACTCTTAAAAATTTTCAAAGTGAAAACAAGACAGTAGATAAAACATTTGAATACATGTTCCTAGTAGATACTGAGAATATGACTCTCGGTTATACTGATTGGGATACTGTAGAAAAGAGATTATACTTTACTGATAAATCACCTGCAGCAAAAGTTAAATTTGAAAAAGGAGATTATACAATACTAGCATCTAATGTATCACCTTCAAAGAAAAGCATAACTGCTTCTGATATATTAGATGGATTAGAACGTATTCTCTAATATATAAAATAAGTTTCTTATTATTATGCCCGTATACCAAGATTACGAAATTAGAATCAACTTAAATGAGTTGATAGAAAAAAGAATTCCTTGTTGTGATCTACTACATCCTGACCACTGTTTAACAGAGAAACAGGTTGCTGAGATTGCACATGATATAAGAATGGATTTAAACTTACATGACATATTTAAGCAAGTAGATCAACACATTTGGAGATACGCTAATGCTGCTGGTATAGACAATAAAGATCATTGGATAGAACCTCATCTACCTGATTTAGACAGAGATCAAAGGGATGAGGTTGGCATTGACTTTGAATAGTATTAATGCTAGAATGATACCATGAAGAAAGTATTCAAGTATGCTATTCCTATAGCAATAATAGTTCAACTGACTATTATTGTAGTGTCATTACGACAAGATAA